TTATCCAAATGCCACTGTCACTTCATCGTTAACGGTGCCTTGCGCCCGGGACGATCGGAACTTCCACTGTAGGCGATTGGAGCTGTCGTCAAACTCCGGAACCTGGGGAATGACACTCTTCAGATTCACCGCGAGAGTTTGACCGGGCGCTTGGCCTAACTGAAACATCAGCGTAACCGGAGATTGCTGGCGAGCGGCCTGGTAGAGGCCGGCCGTCGCGGTATCAGTCAGGCCATATAAGCTGAAAGTAGCCGACACGGTCCGGACGCCCGGTGCAATCGCCAGCGGCAAGCTCGAGCCGAATTCTCTCATTCGAGTATCTAGCGAATTTTTCAACTGAACGGACGCGCTGGTTATTGTAAAAAATTGGCTTGGAGAAGTGCCCAGCCAGGCTTGTCCCAGATTACCCGGCACGATCGTGTAATCAAACGCTGCCAACGCCGGCTCCGCGGGAAAGCTGTGGAGTTGTTGAGGTCCCCCACTCACAAAACTGCTGGTGTCGAGGACGTCCTGTGCTACTCCCTGAAAATGGAATTCATGAAAATCGCCGTTTATCAACATATCCATTTGATCGACGGCGGCGCCGTTCAGGAGCCGCTGAACAGCCGTGGATGGGTCCCAGTAGTCGAAAATGCTGACGCTCGGCAGTTCCGTGGCCGGCGTGTATGTTACCGTCGGCGTTGCAGTCGCGCCCGCAGCTGGAGTTGCTGTGAATGGGGCATTGAGTTGCACATTGTTCTGATCCACGATGGCGGCCACGAAGCGGACATCGCCTCCCGACGCTATTGCTTGCCCGACACTCAGTCCGTGTGGCGCAGCGAAACCGAGTTGCCCATTAGCATTGGCGGAACTAACAGTTCCCCCGCCGTATTGGAGCGGGCTTGCACCCAGCGTGGCCTGGAATAGAGGGCCATAAGCCGGGCCTGTGGCGGACTGCCAGGTGGTTAAATACGTCCGCAACTCGAAGTTAGTGCGCCTCCGGCCGCCTGTGGGTATGCCCGCAAACGTGCGGCTACCCGTTTTATCCCTCCGTTGTGTAACTTCCTGTTGATTCTGTACGGTCAGCTTCAATGCCGGAATCCGGTTCGCGGCCGTAATAGCAGGCACGGTTCCGTACGCACTCTCGAGGGCCGTGTAGAACCTATTAGCATTTGAGGAAATATATGATGCCATGTTAGTCGATGCTGACTTTTATTTCGAATCCGATTTTTGCGGTTTGGAGAAAATTCCTGCCACCGTGCTTAACAGCTCCGAGAGAGACAGTGTAACCGCCAGGATAGTAAAAACCGTCTCCCCAGTCGCCTCGTCCCCCGTCCAAGACCTGAGTAACCGAGTCAACGTACAACTCCAGAGCATTTTGGATTCCGTCCAAGCGGTCCTGTGAATGTCTGACCTCGGCCGCCATCTGCATATTACCTGAGAAACTGCGGAATTTCTCAGTCATTGTATTGGCGATTTTCTCGCAGTACACGTAAATTGAGGGGTATTTGATGTGGCTGCTCCGCTCTGCAAGTTCCGCAGCTACGTTTTGACTGTAGATCTGCCCGATATCGATCGGAAATGCCAATAAGTTATCGGGAGCGCTGAGCGATCCCAGATTGGCATTCACTCCGGCCGGCCCCGTTATCCTACCCACGACCTTGCCGGTGCCCGTATTCCCTAAAGTGTTCATCATCCTCTCCAAATTGTGCGTGGGAGCAGTTTGAAAAATGTTGGATTCTGGCCTGTGCCTGGGGCAGGTCCACTCGAAGCTGGGGCGAACAATTGCCGCCAAGCCTGGTCAACTTCGATAAGCGATGTGTTTTGCAGGAACATCGAGCCCGGAGCGTTCCCGACATACACGTTCCACCCAGCGGCGGATTGGGGAGCACTACCCGGCTGTACTTCGAAGCCGCTGTTCGTAACTGTAATGGCTTCCGGCAACGCACTCGCACCGATTTCTCCCGATTGGTTCAGCCAGGACATAGTTACGTAATAGGTTCCGTCGGGTACGCTGCCCTCGACGGGAGCGAGCTGTGGGGTAGCAGCCTGCGGAATCGGATTCAACGCAATTCCAACCCCGATTTGAACCAGCTTCTCGCGAGCGGATTCGGCAAGCTGGTGAAATTGATCTCGCTTTACACCGTATCTGTCATTCAGCTGGTTCCCATAGGCATCTCTGTAAACCAGTTCAAGCGTAAGATAGGTGTGCCAGAGCTTGAGTGCGGAAGTCACCACAACGTTGCAAAGCTGCGGGGCTTGTACAAACCAGTACGGCCATCCGGCAGCTCGTGAACTTCTGAGCATAGAATCCAAGTCGAGGCCGATCTCATCTTGAGCGAGCGCGAGCTTCTGAGTTACATTTACACCCTCTTCTGAGGCGATATCGAGGAGCTGTGCATCTTGCGCGGCCAGATCGTCCGAATCCGATACTGAACCATCTACAAATAGCGCCATGTGTTAAGTCCTACTTGGCGGCTGGTTGCTCAATAAATCTTTGAGACTGGAAAGCCTGTTTTTCCTTCGCTGTAGCCAGCCGCGCGGAGCCATCCACGATCATCTTTGCGGCCACCGCTCGGGAAACCTCCGTCGTCGTCCCCGCCCTGCCTCCGTCGCCGGTCTCTACACTGACAACTATCGTGTATGGGTCGCCAATCTGGGATTCGACATCTCTGATTTTCTGGAAATAGGTTCTTAAATCCATATATCTCTCCATATTCGTGCCTTGGTCATGCGGTCCGCGAGCGAATGCCGGCGGACCGCCGTGGCTACCTAGGTATTGAACTGAACTCCCGCGGAGTTTCTCAGGATTCCGCAACCATATAGGACGTCGACAGTGAACTGCTGAGCCAACGTGTTGGGCTGATAGCTCATTACGACTCGCATACCAAAATTGCCCAGCTCGGCATATTCCGCGATAGCGCCGGTACCCGGTAAAGGCTGCGGCAGTCTTCGGATTACCAATCCAATAGCATCGCGTGTAAAGGCCAGGTTATGGGTAGTCACCGGAGTGGTTCCCGTCTGCGGTACGAACTGCGAGCGAAAGACGTAAAAGTCCTTGAACTTCCCGATCGTTCCCTGAATAAGAGTCTGCAACCCAGCTTGCCCAGCCGTTTGAAATTCTTCAAACAGCGGAATTTGGCGCCAAGTTGAATAGGCCCCCGCGTTCACAACGATGTACTTTGGTTGATTCGGCGGAACTTTTGCGAGGAATAGAGCCGTTTCCGCCGCATCTACGGTCCCTTCGGTCAAAGGCGTGCCGGGCGTCCCAACCGGAGCGTTGGCTGTGAATCCCGCGTAAAGATTCAGCAGATCCGATTCGATTCTCTCGGCGATTGCTACCACGGCTGGTTGCATATAGACCTTTAACAGATCAGGCACCGCCAATACTTTCGTGACATCGGGTATTTGGAAGGTCGCTTCGACGTGTGAGTTCAGCACGATCTGCGCATTGCCCAGGTTTGGGTTCTGCGGTTGTACGGTTCCGCCTTCCAAAATGTTGTTGGCCACCATTGCCGGCGGTATAGGAACATTGATCGTATCGCCCGCTTGCGCCAAAACCGGTTCATAGTCGCGATTCACCAGGTTACCCATTACGAGATTACCCATCAGAACCGGCAGTGCGTCCGCCGCCACTAGCTTTACAATCGCATTCGCGACGTTACTTGATGTGATGATTCCCATCTATACTCCTTTTGATTTCCTTGCCGGCCGCTAAGCCGGTTATACTTGCTGGTCAGATTACACAGACCTTCGATACGTCGCCGCGCAGCAACCTGCCGCGGTCGCATCCTGGTTGAGCCGCTTAAGGCTCGCTAGAAGCCCTTAAGCGTTTGGGATGCGACGCGTACGATTTCTTCACGAACCTTTTGCATATCCTCGGGGTCCATCCCGGGCCGGATCTTTTCAATGTCCACAGCCTCGCGGCCTCCCTGGGAAACCTTGGAAGCTACTGTCATTCCAGTGCCCCCCGCAATACGTGCGGGCAAAAATTCCGGGTTTTCGGCTACGAACCCGGTCAGATACTCCCTCACTCCGATATCGCCCTCGTCTGAGTGCGCGACAAGGCGTCCGTCCTCTTTTCGCTCAATCGCGTCCTGAACCGCCTTGTAAGCCAGATCGACTTTCGCGACTCCAAGGCGCTGGAGTTCCGATTTGATCGCCGCGCTCCTCTCCGCTTCCGCCGCCTGCTTTCGGCTACGTTTGTTGTCTTCCACCAGCTCGTTGATTCGCTTCTCCAGTTGCTCCCGCCGCTTGCGCTCTTCATGCAACTCCGCCTTGTAGGCCGGCTCACTCTTTGCTTGATCTTGGTTTACGTACTCTTGGATCGCATTACGAACCAGTGCCTGCACGTCGAGATCTTCCATACCCGCTCTCCTAACTCACGTACTCCGTAGCATCAATTTCTTCCGCCACCTTATTCTTAACCTCCTGTCGCGCATCAGAAAGATATTTGAACGCCAGCTTCTTAAATACCTGCTTCTTCAGTGTTTCTGAACCGATGCCTAGGTCCAGTAGTTTTTTCGCGTCGTCCAACTCGTTACTGAAGTCTCCGATGTCAAATTCGTCCATACCTGCGACGTCTATAGCAATTGGGTCCTGCCGGGCCGCGGCGACCGCCCGCAGTACCTGCTTCATCGTATCCTTCACGGCATCTCCGTACGCGCGTAGCACTTCTTGGGTAATCGCAAAATCGCGCTGCTTGCTTACTCCGGAGTGCTTCAAGTCGCCTGCGGTCGCTGTGCCCGCCTGGTTTAACAGATAACAGACCCGATAGATTTCATCCTTTAAGCGGACCAGGTTATCCGCTGCAATCTGATATACTTTCCCGTCCGGCTCAGTCCATCCAAACCGGTCTTGCGGCCCTAATTGAATAAAGTAGGATTCCCCGACAATCTGCCGCCACTCGCGGTCCGAATAGACGACAGGCATCGCGAATAGACCCATCGTCAGCGCCCATGAAAGGGCATTCGATTTGTTGAAGTGCTCTAGTTGCAACAATGCCGCTTTGTTCATTAACCATAAACCCTCGGTTATCTGTAACTCAAAAAGCGGGACGCGTTGTAAAGTAGCCAACCCGTGCCGGCCTTTATCGATCAGATCGACTGGCTGACCTTCGCCTTTTTTCCGGTAGATCTGGAAGTTTTCGCGATCATAATAGATCCAGCGGGTCTCTACTTCCCATTCACGGTCACTGACATTCGATTGTTGCAGGCATGAAGTGCGAATTACGACCCATTCCAGGCTACCCGTTTCGTCATAGTTCCAATTAATAACCTCATCCGGCCAATAGTCGACTAAGTAGGCCCTCGACCGTCCGGTAGCGTCCTCGGCTGCCCGGGTCAGGGCAGGAATTTCGGTTCTTGGAAACTCAACCGCAATGTAGCTGGAACCGCAGACCAGTGTCTGGACCATTCGTTGGCGGAAGAATTCGCTAAAACTCGTGCCCTTTAAGTCACAATCTTCGGAAAACAGGTTGAAGAAGTCCTTTGACCCGTTGTCGAGACCTTCAAACAGAAGCATAGGCTCCCGGCGCAGCAGCGTCGCAGCGTACCAATCGACAATAGAGCCGACATAATTTTCGTAAAATACGCGGCTCAGCCTTTCCGCATAGACCTCGCCCGGCTCCTTGTGCCTCCTCACCAGGTACTCAAAGGCATTCTCGCGGATCCGCTCCCCTCCCGCATAGAGGTCCTTGTACTTTTTCCACATGGCCTTCCGCACTACATATTCCGGGTGCTCCCGGTTAATATTGGGGATGTTTACCACGGCAATAGTCTCCTCCCCTGCTCGCCCATGGGCCGCGCGGGCCTAAATTCCTGCCAAAGTAAATAACCCAATGCATCTGAGAGGTGCGTCCGTTGCCGGTCCCGGTCCTTCTCAATCTGGTTGCTGTCCTCTTTGTAGCAGACCTGTTCGAAATCCATGATCAATTCCTTACACTTGGGATCGACTAAAAGTTCAATATTGCCGGAGGCGGACCTCAGTTTCGCATTCGTCAGGTTGATTCGGTCCCGTACGCTGGGATTCGACCTGGGTACTTCGTATTTCACAGACATTGGCGAATGCATCGCCATATATCCCTGAATCATTTCGTAATCGGATAGCCCGGTTGTCTGTTGGTGGTGGGCGGAGGCGTCACCATATATCGTTAGGCCGCTTGGATGCCGGGGAAAGCGTTTAAGCAGTTCTTCGCAGGCCTGAGCCGTGGTGGCATTGCGGATCAGGATTTCATCGAGTACTTTAATTGTGTCGCCTGACCGTTGAGCGATAACCGAGCACATCGGATTGACGTTAAAATCGAGCGACCAGAACAATCTACTTTGTGACTCAGGTTGCACTTCCACTACATTTTGATCCTTACTAAAGGAGCTGTATACAAGGCCGGCCGTTAGCGTTAGGTATTCGCCAAGCACTTCCTGCCGGTAAAAGTTTTCGTCATAGCTACTCTTCAGACGTTCGTAGAAATCCGCCGCCAAGTGCTTGTTCTCTCGCGGCTTCGCAAAGATCGCCTGGTAATCTTTCGTTCTGTTCTCACCCACGAATTTGCGGTACACCCAGTCGTATCCTTTGGGCGTCCAAACGGCGAATCCACACAACCGCTGTGCCTTCGGATCCCGAAGCCGTGCTTCTAACCGTAGCCACGCTGCTTCCGGGGTATACGTCAGCTCGTCGATACCAAACCATGCCAAATTAGTGCCTCGCAGCCGTTCTACTTCTTCTACTGGACGAAAGAGAATTTTCGATCCGGTGTCGTTCATGACCAGCATGTTTTCCGCTTTGTTGTATTCGAATTGCACTGTCAGTTCTTCGAGAACCTCAAACAAGGTAAGTTGCGTGGCGGCCCGCAGCATGGGATATGTCGGAGCGCCCAACAGGCCCATCCTGCCTGGATTTAGAAAGCTGAGCCGGATGGCCTCCTGGCAGAGCGCCCGGCTCTTGCCGCTGCCAACTGGCCCAGAAAATCCCTTGAACGTCGACTCGCATCTGTGAAATTCGTCCTGTGAGGGAAGCGCGTCGTAACCTATTCGCAGGATCTCGGATCTCGATCGACCCAT